TTCACAGTCAACTCCAAACTGTTGACCTGAATAAGCTACTTCTCCAAAATTAGGATCTGGTAGTTCCCAAATAATATCGCCATTACAGTCATATATTTTTACTGAGCCATCTATAGTTCCACCTGAGGTAGAACCTGCTATACCGTCTCCGTAAGTATCGTTAATAATAAATTCAAATCCTACATTTTTATCTATACAGAAATTATAGGTAAATGTTTTTCCTATATCATTAAAATTATATGTTCCATTTGTAACTGCTCCTATAATACCTCCACTATTCATTGTCCATGAAGTTTCATTAGGCCAGTCATCTAATGTAATCTGCATTGTTATTTGGTGTTCAGTATCTGGGTCGCAATTTGTTCCAGAACAAGAACCATCGTCTACTGTTGCCCATGGGTTATAAGCATCTGAATTAGGATCTGTACAGCCTGGTATACAAGGGGTTGGGGTATATAAAATAGGATCAGATGATGTACCATCTGCAAAGTTAACAACTAACTGATGTTCTACACTCCAATTAGGGGGCATCTGTCCATTACCAGCATAAACTCCAAAGTTAGTTGCATCAGGATTAACAGTATAAATAAAAGGTCCTGCTCCTTCTACATTAGAGTAGGATACAGACTCTACTTGACATTCTGTCTCCCATTCAAAAACTATTAAAGCTTGAGTATTCTCTACACATTGTTGATAAGCATTTGATGATATTAAACCGTCCACACAAGGTTCTGGTGGACAAGGTTCATTACCACATACATTAAAACAATGAGTTAATTTATATTCTCCTGAAGGATTTACGTAAGTACCGTTATCTATTAATTCTTGTGGTACTATTACATCTCTTACCATTCCCCCTGAAAGGCCGATACTAACTGCGGGAAAAGCACAGTCTCCTAAATTAGAGTTATTTCCTCCTTCCCATGCTGTCCAGGGTAGTCCATTATTACCAAAAGATGTTATCTTAAATCTATAAAATACCTCTACATTTTCATCTGTTGGGTGACCTATATTAATATTTTTTCTGTAAATCCCATTACCTCCAACATCTTCCATTGGTATATCACTCCATCCAGTAACACTGGTTTGGATATACACATTGGCTTGTTCTGGGTTGGGGATACTTTCGATTATGGAATTAACATCGAATCTAAAGGTTACGGGTGCTGTTTCTTGGGCTATGTTCAAAAAAGGAAGCATAAAGCATAACCAAAGTAATAATTTTTTCATGTTATTCTTAATTTTTTTGTAAACTAAACTTTTGTTTAAATATAAATAGTGTGTAAACTGCATTTCTTATTATAAGTTTTACAGCCTACCTAATCTTTTATTTTCTTCTTTTAATTGAGTCAATCTTATTTCTAAACTAAATAATTGTTCTTCTATTATTTTCACTGCCTTATTAAGTAGTGGGTTAATTTCCTTAGGTTTTTTTATTGAATGTATTTCTTTAAATATTGCTAATGCCTCTTTATTAATTTTAATTGATTCCATACTATAAGTATTAAGTTAAAAAATAAAAAGAGGGCTTTCGCCCTCTCTATATTACTGATTAAATTAACCTTTCTTCTTAAGAATGTGGTACAGTATAAATGCACCTACAAGTCCTAATAAGCCTTCCGCACTTAGCGAACCTAATATCTCCATGATATTTCCTACTACTGAGATATTTGGTAAGAATGGAATTTCTACTCCTCCAAATAGTACTTCAAGTACTACTCCAAAAGCAATTAAGCTTATTCCAATTTGCGTAAGGGCGTCAGCCCAAGAACCTATTTTCTTCAATAAATCCATAATTAAATGTATTAGTTAAACAATATATAACTATCCGTCGGATTTAAGGAATTCCTTATTATAAATAGGGACAAAAAGCAGGAGGCTAATTGCCTCCTTACTTATGTGTATAAAAATAATATGTGTTAATCTAAATCCTTAACCTCCTTAGGTAAAAACTCAGAATTAACATGCCCACATTTATTACAAGCAAAGACTGGAATTGGCACATAAGTAGGTTTTCCTGTTCCAGTAAGCAAACCTGAAGCTTTTCTTATAACTAGTACTTGTTGAAAATGAACGTGGTTACATTCTTCACAAACTACTCCTTGAGTTTGAGATATATCAAAATTAATTTGTGGTTGCTGCATTATTTTTTCTTACTACTTCTTCTTGGTTTGCGACCACGTCTTGGCTTACCTTTAGCAGCTGCTGCAACATCTCCAGCTTGATCAACTACTTCTTTTGCAGCTACGACTACGTCTTTAACTTCTTGTTTTACTCGTTTAGCTCTTCGCTTTACTTCTTTTACAGTTTCTTCAACATCTTCTTGGATGTCTTCAACTTTCTCTTTTACATCTTCGATAGTATCCTCTACTTCATCTGGGATATAATCTCCGTCTCGGTCGTTAATTTTTCCTTTGGTATAAAAACCGAAATAATAAACTCCTGCTGCTACAACTAAGAGTCCTAAAATAATTAAAATAGTGTTCATGTCTGTTTTTTAAGTTATTATTTAATTATAAATATGCAATACCATTCTTTCGAGGGTATTTTTCTGTAATGTGATAGTAAAATTCTATTAACGTATCACTGTATTCAACTAATTCATCAAATACTTTATCTTTTGTTATTCCAATAAGTTCACTGAATGATTTTGCTAGAGATTCTAATTTCCTATTTTCATCTGCTTCATAATCTTCAAGTAGCCTTTTTCTTCGAGCTCTATCTAAAGAAGTCTCTTCTACGTACCTTCCTAAATCTTCAAAATGCTCTTTATACTTTTCATTGAGCCTATGTTCTACAACTTCTGCTTCAAATTTATATGGACCGAAATCAAAATCACCATTAAGAATTCTATCTCTCAAAGGACTTCTATCCGATAAAGGTTTATTTTTATCGACATAACTCCTCCACCAATGAAATCTATTATAAGGTCTCTTATAGTAGTTTTTTTTAAAATACTTATCTAACCATTCTTCTGAATGTAGAGGATTATAAGGTAAAGTTACTTTCATATACGGTAATATACGAATAAAAGATTTAATCGCAAACTTTTTTAACAGAAATTTCGTCGTTAGTTATTTCTTTGAGAAGAGAAGGTGATGCATCTTTATACTGTCGCGCAAGGTTTGCGTAAGTCTCTAACCACTCCAAGGTGTATATTTCAGATTCATTATCTACTAATTCACGTTCAGCAGGATTTTCTCCTATCAATCTTTTATAGACAGTTTTACCTCCGTCCGGAGATTCGTAAATATAAGGCCTTTCTTCTAATATAACTTCTTTTTCAAAAGCTCCTTCTTCAACTAGTTCATAATACTTTTTAATAGAATCACTCATAACTTTTATTTTTGTGTTTAAATTTACGCGTATACTTTTTTTTATTCTTCTGCGGTTGTGGAATTTTCAATGACTCCCTCCATTCCTGATACGATAGAGTTACTTTTTTCAATACAGGTTTCGTTCCATTCATCATTAAAGAATTCAAAATCTTTCATCATATAAATAAATATACGAAAATTAATTAATACAAACAAATTTAATCTATATTTATACAAAAATACTTACAATGAAACTACTATTCCTTATTCCTTTATTTTTGTTTACTATTGTACCAAGTAACGCGCAATTATTATCTGAACCTGATAAGCAAGAGCATTTTTTAGCTGGTGCTTTTTTTGGGAGCTTCACTTACGCTTACGTATTAGATAAAACAGAAGATAACCGTAAAGCTTTTCTGGCTAGTGTAGCTACTGCTGTTTTGTTTGGAACTATTAAAGAAACTATTGATAGCAGGCAAAAAGGTAACTACTTTGATACAAGAGATCTTCTTGCTACAACGTATGGAGGTATATCGATTGGCGTTACTTTAGACCTTATATCGAGAAAAGGTAAAAAGAAGGGGAAGTTAATAAGATTTAAATTTTAATAAAAACCCCTCCGGTTAAGGAAGGGTCTTATAAATTCGCGCGTGGCAAGAAGAGAAAAACGCCCCCTCCTAACTCACTTACTTAACCTCTGCCATATTAGCCTTCTTATAAGGAGTAATTAATTTCTTAATCTCTCCGGCTGCTTTTCTAGCTCTAGCTTGAGAAGTTTTTGTCGAACCTTCGTTATTCTCTTGAAGGATTGTAAATTGCTCAGCTATCTGTTCAAATAAATCTTGTTTTGCACTCATAATTTTCTTTTTTTTATTAATAATTCTAGGGTATCTAAATTCTGTTTTTATTAACCTACTACCCTCATAGGTCCAAGTATCTTCTAATCCATACTCGTTTTTAAAATGTATTTCCTTATACTTACTCATTACATCATCATACTAGGATCGATTCCTTTATTCTCTTCTTTCTTAATATTCGATATTACTGTTTCTGTAATTAACATAGTTCCGGCTACAGATGCTGCATTTTCTAATGCTAGTCTGGTTACTTTAGTTGGATCTATAATTCCTGATTCAAACATATTAACTACTTTTTGCTCTCTTGGATTATACCCAGACCAGATGTCTCCTTCTTTTGTAACAACATCCTCTTCAATATCTCCTATTTGCTTATTACTATATCCAGCATTTTCTAATATCTGGTAGAAAGGTTTCTCTGTAGCTTGTATAACTATATCATACCCTGTTTGTTGATCTTGGCTATCTACGTCTCCTATAAATCCAGTTAGCATTTTAGAAGCATTTAGTAAAGCAATACCACCTCCAGGTAAAATTCCTTCTTCTAGAGCTGCTTTAGTAGCATGAAGTGCATCATCTACTCTATCTTTCTTTTCTTTCATTTCAATCTCAGTATGACCTCCTACATGAACTATTGCTACACCTCCAATAAATGCAGCTAATCTTTCTTGTAGCTTTTCTATCTCATACGGAGAATTACTTTCATCTACCTGATTACGTATTTCATTAACTCTCTGTTCTATATCTTCTTCTGGACCTTGTGCGTCGATGATAGTAGTATTCTCTTTACCCACAGTTACTTTTTTAGCTTTACCTAACCAGTTAGTATCGAACTTATCTAACCTCATACCTTTTTCTGTTGATACTACTGTACCTCCTGTTAAGGTAGCAATATCTTCTAAAATACCTTTCTTACGATCACCAAATTCAGGTGCTTTAACTGCTACTGCTTGTAAAATTCCTCGCATCTTATTTACTACTAAAGTAGATAATGCTTCTCCATCTATATCATCTGCTATAACTAAGAGTGATTTGTTCTGCTGAGAGACTGCTTCTAAGATAGGTAGTAGTTCTTTTACTTGATTTAATCTCTTATCTGTGATTAAAATTAACGGATCTCGAAGAACAGCTTGCATAGAGTTGTTATCTGTTACAAAGTAAGGAGACTTATAACCTCTGCTAAATTGCATTCCTTCTACTGTTTCCAAATATGTTTCTCCTGTTCTAGACTCTTCAATAGTTACAACTCCATCTCTGCCTACCTTATCCATGGCTGTGGAAATTAACTCACCTACTTCTGTGTCATTATTAGCTGAAATTGTGGCGACTTGTTTTAACTGTTCTTCGTCCGTTATTTCTTTTGATAAACTATTTTCTAAATATTCTACTACTTTTTTAACTGCTTCATCTATACCTCTTTTAACATCTACGGCATTAGCTCCTTTAGTCATTACTTCTAAACCTTGCTTATACATTTCTCTTGCAAGTAAAGTAGACGTTGTTGTTCCATCTCCTGCCTGTTCTGCAGTTTTAATAGAAGCTTGTTTAACTAATTGTGCTCCTATATTTTGTACTCTATCTTCTAAGTCGATAGATTTTGCTACAGTTACCCCATCTTTAGTAGATACTGGGTTACCCATATCTTGTTCAATAATGGCATTACGGCCAGCAGGTCCAAGGGTTGCTACAACTGCGTCTGCTAATTTATTTACTCCTTCTAGAAGTGCTACTCTTGCTTCTGAGGAGAATACTATTTTTTTATCCATCTGTGTTTTCTTTTACTGTTGCTAATATTTCTCTGTCCTGTACAATATAAAATTCGTCTCCTTCAAAATCAATGCGTAAAGTTCCTATCTTAGGTACTAGAACAATATCTCCTACTTTAGCATTTACTCTTATAAACTGGCCGAATTCTGATTGTCTACCTGGGCCGATGGATACTACTTCGCCCATTTCCGGCTTTTCTTTACCCATATCAGGAATTACTATATTACCGTACATTTGCTCTCCTTCCTCAATAGGCTTTAGGATTACACGATCATTTTGTGGAATAAGTGTTTTACTCATTTATAACTTTTTTATTTATTAATTAATATACGAACTATAATTCGAAAATCAAACCCTAGAGCGGTTAAAACCTATTTGATTTTCAGAGTTTTTAATTCTGATCCTTTTGTAAATGGAATAGCAATTTTTAGTAAACCATCTTTAAATTCAGCATCTGCCTTACTTAGTTCAAATTTACTATCAATCTTCCAGCCTAAGTTAAAAGATCGTCTAGCTATACCTTTATGAATATAATCACAATCGTTTACTTCACAGCATCCTGCGTCTTTACTCTTATCGTAATTAATTCGTAAGATATTATCTTGGGTTTCGATTTTAAGATCCTCTTTTGAGATCCCTGTACAAGCCACTTCGAAAAAGAGTCCTTTTTCGTTTGTGTATATGTCTACTGGGTGAGGAACTTTGGTTTCTGCCAGCGGAAGGTAGTTGCCGGCGTCTTGAAAAAAATTTCTAACTAAAATGTCGAACGGTGTACGTTCATAAAATAATGTACTCATATCATTTAAAATTTGTGACGTCCTAAGATCGTCTGATTAATATAAAAATAAAATTGCTCTAGGGTCAATTTCCTTTATTATAAATAGTGTTAATTTTCTTTTTTTAATGACCTTCTTTCCAGTTATCTGCTATTTCAGGTGGTGCTTTTAAAGTCACTCCAGGTAATACTAGATTAGTCTCCATTATGTGTTGAACTATAGGTGCGAATTCTTTTGCTTGATCTTCTTTAATATTAATTATAAGTTGATCATGAACTTGAGCTTGAACTATTGCATCTATATTCATCTCCTTAGCTTTACGGTTAATCTTCAATGCTGCTCTGTTTACTACAGATGCTGCTAATGACTGAAGTTGAAAATTTAAACAGTTATTTAAACCGTTTCGATAATCTCTATATACTTGAAGTACTTGATCTTTACCGTATTGATCAGATAATTGGTTTCTAAATCTCCAGTCCATTATTCGCTCTCCAAACTTCTCATATATTTTAGTGACTTTAGGTAAATGTCTTATACGACCTACATAGTTTTTAATATACCCATGAGCTTTAACTTGTAGTCTAGAATCTTCTCTCCATTTTTTAAGATCAGGAAATCCATCTAAATATCCTGCTACTAGTTTCTCTGCTTCTTTTGTAGGGATACCTAAAGTCATACCAAGAGCATACGCCTCCATACCGTAAGCAATACCTAACGAATATGCTTTTGCCTGGTTTCGCTTAACAGGATCAACCTTTTTAAGGTAGTTATCTGCTTTTTTATCTGGGGATACTCCTTTTAGTTCTTCAGTTTGTATTGCAACAGTAGAGTAGAAATCCCAACCGTTATTAAAAATATCTTGAAGTTTTTCATCTCCAGTTACAGACGCAAAACAATGAGGTTCAAGCGATTCGTAATCCGAGTCTATTACTTTTCTACCGCTACCTGCAATTAGGAATGCTCTAACTATATTAGTATAGTTAACAATAATAGGAGCATCTTCTCCTTCTTCTTTAGGTTTAGGAAGCTGTTGTGCATCTGAGCCGTATCGGCCTGATACAGTTCCATGTTGCTTGAAGTAGAAATAGTACCTACCGTCTTCGCTATTATCTATGAATCTATCTATATAAGTAGATTTGATCTTTAGTAGCTTATTGTAAATACGTAAATTCTCTGCCCAAGCATAAGTTTTAGCAAGAGACTCTAACATATCCATATCAAATTGAGCTTGACCTTTTCTCGTCTTACTCTTAGCTTTTATACCCATATAGTTAAAAACTATTTCTCCTAAGTGCTTTTTTGATTGAATATTTATATATTCTCCATCGTTTTTATCTTTCCATAAAGCCATAGAAATTCTAGCTATTTCTAACTCCTCTAAAACAGAATTATCACCAGTCAATAGAAACTGTTTAGCTGGACTATCTTCTAGTTCTTCTATATTCTTTTGAGTAAGAGAATACTTACCGGTTTTTTCTGATTTAGGTAACGCTAAGGAGTACCTTTGAGCAAGCATTTGAGCCCAACTTCCTTTATGATTAGGAGGGAAGTTATCGAAAGCTGTATTCATAACCCATTTTTTAGCCTCTGAAGTAGCTAATAGGCTTTTCATTACAATCTCTTTATTCTCTTCTAAATCTTTTACAATATTATCATGAGTTTTATGAAGAAGGTCCATATCTAAATCTACTCCGTATTCCTCCATAGGGATAGTAACCTCTTTATAAATCGGCATTACTTCCTCTTCAAAGAAGAACTTTTCTAAGTTTTCTTCTTTTAGCTTAGTTAAGAAATAGTTACATAAACGTAAAGTTAAATCTGTATCTGCTGATGCGTATTTAGAAAGTATATCTAGATCTGCTTTATATATCTCAAAGTTAGTTTTAGTTACTTCTCCTCCATTAGCTTTAATAGAGTCCTTTAATTCTATTTGCTCTTCATTAGCTGCTTTTTCTACGTCTAGACCAATATGCTCCTGAACTGAGATTGCTAGAGGTTTTAATCCAAACACTCCCATACCGGCACCTTCTTCTTGTACTGTATGAACAAGGAGCAACGTCTCTACCCAAAGATCTTCTAGTAAATCTACACCAAAGTAGTTCTTAATAAACCTACAGTCAAACGAAGCATTATGCATTACTAGCTTCTTACCTTTAAGCATTTTAAGCATGTTCTTAGAAATAACTTCTGCGGATGTACCGTCAATAATTTGCGGCTGTAGTATATTTTTTTCAAAATTCCATACTAAAGTAGGAAGGTAGAACCCTACTCCCTCTGCTCCAGATATAGACCATCCTACGATCTTACCTTTTCTCATATTTAAAGAAGTAGTTTCCGTATCTATTGCAATAACTTCTGACTCTTCTATATGTTGAAACATTAGTTTTAAAGTTTCAGAATCTCTAACTGTGTAGTATTTTTTTTCTATTTGCATATATAACCTATTATTAATTTCGTTGCATATTGAGTGCTGGTACATCTCCAACCTTATTGTAATAATCATGAAGCATAGCTTCTTCTAAACCTTTCTGATAATTAATATAGAAAGAATAATTCAGTAAAGAAAATTTTTCTTTAGGTGTTTTTAAAGCATATATAAGTACCTTACCGTACTTATCTTTTATTTCAGCTCTAATTCTATTATTACCTAAGTTACTTACACACTTATACTGAGTGTTAATTCTATGGTATAGATTTGCTGATTGACCTATTTTAAGTAGCTCTTCTTCTAGAGAGCATATTAAATAAACGCCAGGATGTTTATTCCAATCTTCTTTTTTAATTGTGAATTCTACATCTACACCTTGTTTTAATCTATCACTAGTGTATATACAAGCAATCTTTTCAAAACCTTTTTCTTGCCAATATTTAGCTGTTTTCATATAACCTATTTTATACTTTAATATAAGAAAAAAGTTGCAATTAAGCAACTTAAATCTTTAATATTCTCCATATAAATCCCATACTTCAGGTTCTGGTTCTGGAAGGTTTATTTCTTCTTCAACTATAGCAAATAGTTTCCCATTCAGTGGTTCTAATCTGTAGTGACCTTTAAATTTAGTCTTCCTCATATATTGGGTAAGTGTTTGTACCAATCCTTCAATCACTGCCTCTTTATCAATAACAAGCTCCCAGTTATCTCCAGGCGGTACCCTTACAGCAATTAATTTACTATTTTCAACTATTTCTTTTTGCATCAAAATACTCTTTTAAAAATTCATACCGGTATAACATTACCTTACCCTTGTAGTAAGTAGTACTTACTTCTCTAGTAGCAACAGGTTCTTTAGATTTTAACGCTACATTATATACATCTTTTCCTAATGCAGGTCCTGCTGCTTGGCCTAAATAATCATAAAGTGAAGTTGTTGCATCTAAGGGAGACTTACCTCCATATTTTAACTCTTCTAACTCCATTTGCAACTTTATATTTTCCATACTACTGTCTTAAGGTTTTAGCAATTCTTAAATCTGGCTTTGTAAAAAAGTCTGGTATCAAGCTTTGATGAGTAGCTCTCACAGGATTAATATCCAATCCTCCTCTTCTAGTATATAAACATGCTACCATTAACTGTTCTGGCTTATAGGCATCCATTAGGTGCTTGAATACCATTTCACATATCTCTTCATGAAAATGACTTACAGTTCTATGAGATACAATATACTTTGCTAAAGCATCTACTGCAGGTACATCTCTACCATTTATTCTAATAAATACATCTCCCCAATCTGGTTGATTTGTTACTCTACAATTTGATCTAAGTAGATTAGATTTAAGCTTAACTTCGATAGGATCGTCTGAGTTATCTTCGATTAAAAGTTGAGAAGAATCTGATTTAAACGCTGTGAAATCTATTTGATCTAAATCTACTATGTCTCCAAGATCTGTATATCCTTCAAAGGAAAAGGCTTTTCCATCTTCTTCTGAAGAGTAGAAAGATACAGTTGTGTTAGTTTCTAGTAGCTCATCTAAATCTCTCTTTACTCTTGCTTCTATAACTGCCATACAGTCTGCTGAGTTATCTCCTATACGTGTCATATTAAATGAATTTAAGTATAGTTTAATTGACTTAGATTCTACGTGATATTCACTATCTGAAGGACATACAATTTTTAACATACCTGCTACTGGTAGTCCCTTAGTTGTGATAGCTGATACTTCATAGCAATTCCAAGTGTCTACTCCTACAAAGCTATCTGAGGTTAATCCATAACCTTCTCTGTTTAAGTACCTGGGTACCTTAACTAATAATTCTGGAGCGTAGGTATCTTTGTACCCATCTCCTCCTACTTTCCCTAAATGTTTAGAAGCGATTTCTACTACTTCTTGATAATTTTTAACGTCTGACATAATTTTAATTTATAAATTTCATTATTTGTTCTACTCTTTGCATAGGAGAACCAGTTATAGTTAAATAAGGTTGACGTACTCCATCTAATACATCTCTAAACTCTTCATCTACTTCTTTTCTCCATTCTTCACTTATACTTCTTACTCCATCATCTACAGAAGCAAATTCAATAGGAAAGTAAATATAATGAGTATATTCATTTTTTACTCTATTCCAAGTATCTTCTATATAATTGTAAGTATGTGAAGTTACTCCTTTCATAAATTTAGTATAAACTACTACATCCATATAACATCTATCTAATACTAAGTTATAAGGTTGAAGTAAAGCCTCTAAATGAAAACTACTGATAGCTAACTGAGTAGCACAAGTTCCTTCTTCATTAATAGGAAATCCGTAACTACCTACAGTTCTAGTGGATTCGTTTACGAATTCGTATTTAGGTAATTTATTTTTAAGTAGTTCATAAACAGTAGTCTTACCCGTACTACTAGCTCCTACTAGTGCTATTCTTTTAATCATCTAATAACCTTTATATTTAATATACGAAAATTAATTTAATAAACCTAATTTTTTTGAAAGTTCAGAATATTTTTTTATTTTTTCTTTCTTTCTATTTTGAAGCAAAGGTGATTTATAAAATGGTTTATCTTGAAATAGTAAATCTATAACCGCTTCTAAATCGTTAATCTCTTGTATAAGCCTTTCTTCATTATTATACGGCTGATCAGGTTCTGTACCTGTAGGATCATTAAAGCCAAATCTAAGTATCTTAGTTGCTCTTTGAGATACTTCTACGCATTCTTCTATAAGGAGTACAAGTAGGTGCTCTTTTTCTGTCATATTAAAGCTTTCTCAAGAAATTTAACCCATAGGTAAAGAGATCTATCTCTAGTAGCTATCCACATTTCTTCTTCGTTAATATTAAAAGCATTAAATCTTTCTTCTGCTAAGATTTTCCCTTCGTCTACTCCTGCAACTACTTTATGAAGTACACAACCCATTACTGGGTACCCTTCTTTTAAAGCTCTCATTTGAGGATCTTTACCTTTTAATTCTGGGTATTCTGTTATAAGGCCAGGATGTCCGTTAAATATATTATAACTTTCACAAATTTTAGGAGGCATTATTCTCAACCATCCATGAAGAGTTATTATTGGAGAATCGTAGTATTCAAGTAACTCAGATAATTCAGTTTCTGTAGGTTTATTACTAGTTGTAACTAATAAATCCTGTTCTAATAATGCTGAATTAATAGTTCTAAGTTTAGAAGGTCTTTCATTAGTTACTATAACATCTGGCCATCTATTAAGAGCTTTAGCAATACTAACAATCTCAGACCCTGTCTGACTAAAAAATGCTATCCAAGGTTTATTCATTTTATTTTTTCTATAATATTTTCCAAACCAACTGGGTAAGTATATTTACCGTCTTTAATATCAAATCTAATTTTTTCTTTACAGATATCCACCTGAACTCCTTCTTTTATATCTTCTATTATACCTACTTGAAGCCTGCCAATAAACTTAAATTTTACTTTATCTCCTATTTTATAACTCTCTACTGCCATTTGCTAACCATCTAAATTTATGAATGTTTCCTAAAATTAAATTTGTATCCCCTACCTCGTAATTAATCAGTTCAAACAACTTTTGACTTTCTTTAGACCATAATCCGTCTGAGTTATATTTAATGCCTTTTATTCCATGTACAACTGGATTACTAGTATCTAAAGAGTATATCCAAGGGTATTGAGAATAGTAGGAAAACTCTTGTGGTAAGCCGCATCCAAGTAAATGATGAGGTTTATTTTCATTTATAATTCCGTCTTTAACTAAATCTCCAAGTAGCTTTATACGTCCTAGCATCCAGCTAACGTATTTATTAGGATGAGGAACCGTCTTTGTATAGTACGAATAATCAAATGATATAGCTATCATATCTACATCAGCTATTTTATCCATATATTCATAACATGCAACTATTTGTTTATAGGTCTTACCTTGAACTACTCCTATTTTTTTGCCAAAAACTACATCCGAATAGTGCATATTCCAGCTAGCCATTTGACTCATAGTTTTTTTAGCATCTTCTAGTACATCAGGGACTATATACCATGTAGGTCTTAATTCATTAATCCAGTGAGCGAATTTATCTGCATCAAATGCTTCCTCTAATTCAAAGATAGAATTATCTAATATAACTTCTCTTCCTTTTGATACTGCTTCTTTAAATTGATTTAAGTATTCTTTATCTTCCTCAAATAAATGTACTAGAGCATAATCGTAGTCTGTATATTTTTGTACATCGCTAAAAATACTTTTTGGGCTTTCGTGAGCTATTTTAATCATCTATACTAATATTATTTAAGGAGTTACGTAATTCTTCCATAGCATTTTCTAGCTCTTCTGTGTACTTTTCTATATCTGGATTTAATGCTTGATTTACTGCTTCTATTGCTACAGTTAACGGCACCATTTCCATTTTATGACTATCTACGTAAACCTTATGTTCTTCTAGTTTTATTGCCATTAAAAGAATTTTTTTAAATTAGGTCTAAAGTAATTTATAGACTTCATTACTTTTCTATCTCTTGATCTATATACGATGTACCTATCATTAACTTCTTCATAATGACACGGCTCACCCTGCTCTTTAGCTCGTATGGAGACAGTCTGTATGGCTTCTTCTTCAGTAGAGCAAGACTTTGACATATTGCTTGCTTGTACCTCTTGATATGCTGGCCATATCTGATTCTTAAGACCGTGTAACATAACACCGTTCCCAAGGGAAACATAAGTAATATCACACAAAGCATCCAAAACTTCCACGATGTCTCCGTTTTCGCAAGCTTGTCTATATTCCTCCAATTCTTCGAGTATAAAGTCGTATACAAATTGCCATTCTTTTTTCTCTGGTATTGTTGGTTCATAATTGTTAGGTTTACCGAAAGTAGCATTAAATGTCTCTACTTCATCAACAAAGGGTACTCCGTTTACCCAAACAGGTAACTCTTCCTCTTCAAATAGTGATAATTGTTTACTCATCTTCTCTTTATTTTTAATCTTATTTTGAAACTTCATAAACGATCCTTCTTTATCGTTTGATAGCCCTCCTATAGTATGAATCTTATCATCTTCTTCAGACCAAGGCCCTGGTTTATCAGCATGTTCTAAAAACTCTAACCAATCAGGATCATTTTCAAAATCGTTATTATTTTCTTCTAATGACTGCATTTTTCTGCTAATTCTATATTTTTATAAAACTCAGCTTTAGCTGATGGTTCGTCTAAAAAGGCTCCAGTAAGTTTAGCTGTCTGCATAGAAGCTCCTCCATGCTTAACTCCTCTACAGGATACACATGCATGAGTTGCATTAACCTGTACCGCTACTCCTAAATTACCTTCACATATCTTATCTACTGCATTATGAATAGCTACAGTTAACTGCTCTTGAATAGCTCCTCTTCTACCGAATTGTTCTACTATTCTATTTAGTTTAGATAGCCCTACTACCTTACCGTCTTCTGAAGCTATATAAGCAATACTTACTGTACCTCTAATAGCTTGATGATGGTGAGAACACATAGACGTTACAGGTATGTTACTCTCTTGTACTATACCGTCATACCCGTCTGAAGGAAATGCTGTAATTTTATCTAGAGGACTATATCTTCCGGCCCATAAATCATTAACGTAAGCTTTAGCTACTCTAAAAGGAGTATCTGCTGAGTTAGGATCTTCTTTGTAATCGCATCCTAAAGCAGTTAAAAAGTCAGCATAAGCTTGAGCTGCTCTTTCTATAATAACTTGCTTTTCATGATCAGTAAGTCTAGCTTCTGGTCCTTCTACTTTTTGTTTCTCTGCTAATTGAGTTGAAATACCGTTAGCGAATCCGGCTTTTACTAATTCTGTTCCTTCTATAAACTTTTTAGGCATAATTTAATTTTTGTTTTATTGTGGTTCTACGACACATACTTATGTAATATAAGTAATTTATTTTAATTATCCAAATAATCCTGTATTGAATTTGCTGATAATCTTTCCCAAGGAAATACCAGCCAATGGTCATCTTTAATATCTATTCCTACAAAAAGTGGATTAAATGAAGATGAATATCTTCTAGCTAAAGTAGCAGTTAGAAAATTATGTCTCTGAATTTGTGCTAAAGTATTCCCAGAATCTGCTATATCGTCTACAACAAGTACCTTTTTTTTCAAATCTCCTGGTAATGTTTTTGCTGCTTCTAATCCTATGAAAGGAATCTCAAATTTGTGAGACATAAGTACTGCCGGTATTAACCCTCCTCTAGGTACTCCTGTAATAAATTGAGGTTTATCTATTGATTCTAATTTTTCTCCAATTGAGTCAATCTGCTTGTCGATCCAATCCCAATCGTATCTTACTTTTTTTGCCATTCTTACGATATGTTTGTAGTCCAGTAGGTACTGTCAACTTCATACCTCTCAGAACCTTTATTAATACTCTTTACTTTCTCTTTTAAATGCTGCCATTGTTTTGGGGAGGCAGAATAAGGGTGTACTCCGTCTACATACCCTTTAATCCAATCTATGAATTCCTTGTTTGTCATAACTTACTTTTTTAAATAATCCATCCAATCTGTTCCTGAAGTATTTTTATTAGGAAAAATAAAAGTCAATTCCTTATCATTAAATTTAATAATTTTTATAAACTCTTTAGGTATTGCTGCTCCTGAAGGAACTCTTTTTACTTTTGCGTCAAAGACTACTTTTATCTCTACATCAACGTTATAGAAATTAGCAAGATTTCTTTCAAATTGTTCTAACCTATTCCATACACCTCTATTTAGGCTTTCATGCTGAAGTGCACAATTAAAGAAAAGGAAAGTCTCTTTTAGCATTTCTTTAGTACAACTAAAAGCTGCTGCTGGTGCTAAATGTCCTTTATCCCATACGTTATTTGAGTAATCTTGATTATCCGATGTATGGATGTTTGGAACAGTTCTGAAATCCATTCCTGCTCTGTCCGCTTCTCCTCTGGGGCATTCAACTGTGTATGTTACTTTTAAGGGTTGTTCTAAATCTTGATCGTAAACAACTTTGTAAATTTTTGTTTCTATTTCTACTACTTGACTAAATCCTATAAAAGGAATTAATATTAATAGTGAGATAAATTTAATTGATTTTCTTCCCATTTATATGATTTTAATAATTCTCTATCTGCTTCTGTTCTAAATTCCACAATATCAAAAGGAATAAAGTTATCAACAATATACTTTCTTATCTCTTTTAATGTTACGTACTCTTCGTCAACACCTTCCCAAGGATCTTCGGAGATTAAAAACACAGTCTTATCTCCTCCTATTTTATAGTCCCATACTGGATGTCCTTCGATAGTTACTATCCTATCCATTTTTTCTGGACCTGATGTTTCTATTAATTCTTTAAATTTTATCATTTTCTATATATTCTTTTAATTTATCACATAATACTAAAACGTCGTCTGGTTCCATAGTTACTGCACAACATATGTTAATGTTTTCCATTATGGTCTCTAATACTGTTAATGCTTCTTCTTTAGACACAACGTTCAGTATCAAAAGCCATAATATGAGCACGTCCAGTAAATCTCCAGCCTTTATCTCTAACAAAATCCATAACTACTGGGTATGATTCTTTTAAACTTTCTCTAGTATCCCCAGCAGGCATTGCCCATATCTTACCTTGAATCCATTTTTTAATATCTGATATATCCATTGGTTTAACATCTGTACCGTAGTCAGCATCTCCAAATCCTTTTTCATGTAAAAGTTGGCATAGTCTATCTACAAATTCTTCTACCTCACTTATCATAGACAACTCTTTATCTAATACTGGTTTTAAATGAAAATCTTTATGGTATATGATAGAATCTGATATAGCGTCAATATTAAGCCTAAATTTATTATGGCGTTTTATCATTCTTTCGTCTGTTATAGCTCCCTGAGGTGTTTCAACACCAACAACGGGGATACTATTACTATACTTAGGGCTAATACTAAGTAAGTTAATAGGATAATCGGTCCTAAGAAAATGAGATCCCTCAGTCTCAATAGTAATAAAGATGTTTTTTTCATTTGCAAAGTGTGTTAATTCGTTAACTAAGGCTGGGTGCATAGTAGGTGAACCTCCAGTAAGCATCATTTCTTTTATATGCGGATTTGCTTCGTACATATCCATAATATCCTGGAAGCAAAACGTTCCTTTTTCTGGATGTATACTGGTATACCAGCTATCACACCATCCTCCTTCTCCAAAATAACATCTATGAGTACAACCTGATGTTCTTACAACAATAGTAGGGTACCCTTGTCTGGAGCCTTCTGACTGTACTGCCGTATATACTTCTACTATTGGAAGTACTTTCTTGTAATCTTCAATTCTTTTAAGCTTCATAAATTGCACTATTTTTTTGATGTTCTCTAAACTCTACTTTAATTACTTTTACTCTACCCTCAGTTTCTTTATCAATGAAATGATTTAATTTTAGAAATATAAATTCTGCAAACTTTTCTGCTCCTGTTGCAGGAACTACTCTTACTTGAGCTACTCCTGCTTCATGCATTTTTAGAAAAGAATCTTTAAAAGGATCATCCTCTGCTACTAAAAAAGTGTGGTCAAGTAACCAATCAAACCATTCCTTAGGATTAAATCCGTCGATAGTTCCTTTTGCTCTTTTCATTCCTCCGAAATCCCAAACCCAATTGCGCTCATCTAATTCTCCTTCAAACCATACTTTAACTGAAGTTCCGTATCCATGTAAGAATCGGCAGTGTGTATCTTCTGCCTTCCATTGACGAAAAACTGTAGAGAATCCGTCAAATACTTTTGTTGATGTAAATTTACCCATATCTATAATTTAAACTAATTCTTCACCAATTCCAACTATTTCAGCTAAAAATAGTCCAATAAATCCTATTTCAAACATACCGAAAAATCCAAAGGCGCAGGCCCCTAAACGAATTGCTGATTTAATAAATGAAATTCTTTGATGTAATTTTGGATCTGGGACTTTTTGTCCGTTTATTGAGATCCCTTCTTGGATTTGATGAATTTCTCTTTCATCTCTATCCCATAACTCTTTGTGTATTTCTTCTTGCATACTTGTGTTTTTATAGTGGTGCTACGACACTGTTAATATTAAAATAAATATAGTAATTTTATTTTTAAGAGGCAACTATTTGCTAAGGATTTTGTGTTGTACATAAATCTTCAATAGTTTGGTCTAATGAGAAGAAAGAATTTTGTGACGGATCTGTGAAATATAGTCCGTTAGTTACAGAAGGAAATTGTCCATATGCTGGATTACTTGCTGCTACTGTAGTAGATATAAGGGATATTTGAATATCTTTTGCAGCTGCTGTATTAGATGTTGCTAGTATATCCACATCTTCTGCATTAGGAACTGGTCCATCATCATCATCTCCTGAAGGTTTAGTGTTGGTAATTAAAATTATATACTTTACTACCCCGTCTCTAAAAGCTCCAACAAAGTCTTCTTCTACTACTTTCTTTACTGCTATATCTCCTGGTTCGTTTATATCTTCTCCTGAACCTAATGGAAAATCTAATGTGTTAAGTTTATTGAATTGTGTAATAAAAGTAGATCCATTATTAGAACTAAAAGGTACTAAAGAAGTGTATAGCTGAGATACCTTATTCTCTGTATTCGTATTTATCTCTCTTTGAGATGCAGGGAGTGATGTATATGTACCTACAGTAGCATAGTTTGCAGTTGCACTTGAATTTATCTCATCAAATAAAACTAAACCCATCCTGTAATTTCCTCCTGATCTACTATCCACTATGGATACAAAAGCGGTTAGGTCGGTTTTCATATCCTCAATTCTACTAACCATAGAAGGAGCATTTGTTGTAATGTCTAATACAACCGCTACATCTATACCTTTAGAGCAAGGTAATTTGATGTTGTTTAAAGCTCTACCTTTATTTTGAAAATTTAAATATAAATTCCTATAAGATTGCAGGTTTACTAAGTAGTTATTATATGCTAACTTAACTTCATTTAGAGGTTTATCTTTATATTCCTCTAATTCAGAAAATTGCTTCCAAGTTAATTCATCTAATGACTTTATTATCATAATACTTTACCTTTAGTTATAAATAGTAAATTTAATATCTAATATTAGAATTACTTTTCCTAACTGTCGTATCTTCTAATTTACGTACGCTTTGAATTAGAAATCTATTCTCTCTCTCTACTGATTCTTTCAAGTGGCTTACTCGACTAGTAATAATTTTTATCTCCCTATCTTTATCTTTTAGTTTACCTAGAAGTTCCTTTCTAACTTCTTCTGGCCTTTGTTCTAACTCTATAGTTGCATTTACTACGTATCTCCTAGTTTCGCTATATACTTTTTTATATTCTTTTAAAGTTTCCAGAATATAATTATACTGTTTATGAACTTTATTTAAATCATCTCTTGTAGAAACTAAATGTTCTTTATTTAAATTATCTTTTAAAAACTTGTATTTTTTATATAAAATAACTCCTCCAACTAAGGTACTTAAATATATTATTACTATTGAAATAATCATAACAGTGATTTTATAAAATGAATTGTCCAAGCTACTAGCCCGTTTAACTGCAGAGCTACTAAGTTCCATTGCTTCCTAATAGAAACCTGTATTAATACGCAGATAAATCCTAGAATAAATAAAATAGGACTTACTGTCCATTGTCCTCCTATTAGAAATCCTACTCCCATATACCCTACTCTACTACCTAATCTCTCTAAAGGTGTAAGCCGCCTATCTCTAACTAAATTTCTAAGATAGAAATTCCATAATTTCTTCTTACCTATCATAACCCTAAATCTTTCCTAATATCTTCTTTTACTACTCTTAAATACTTTATACGTTTATTATTTGTTACAAATGGAACTGACCAGAACTGTTTAGTTTTAGTCCACCTGTTTAAGTTCCAACCAAATACAAAAGTATAAACCCCCATTACTAACCTTAATTTAACTGAGTTAAGGTATAATGTTATTACCGGTAATTTCGGGGCTCCGTGAGTAATGTAAGTTCTTACTTTTTTATTTTTGAAAAACGGTTTGGGGTAAGCATATTTTCCTATTAAAGGAATAAATTTATAAGCAAATCCAGGTGTAAATACTTCGTCAAAAAACATCTCTAATTTAGGAGTCAATCTAAACCACCAAACAGGAGATACAAAGTAAATATGAGTTGACCAAACAACTAATTCTTTATACTTCTTTATTAGCTCTTTTTTGTCTCTGTGAAGCTTATCCTCGTACAAATCTATAACTCTATAATTTGATTTATACCTCTTCATTTGTCTTACAATAGTTTTAAAAATACCATTATAACAAAATGACTTTTGGTCAGGATGTCCTATTACAACTAGATGTTTAGTTTCTTTTATCATTTATTAAGCTTAGTTCATTTTGTACTTCCATCCAATATCCAACAGTAGACTTTTTAAGGTATCCTTTAGGTCCTCCATTCCATGTTCTAGATATTTTTTCAAAATTACCATCAGGGTGGTAAAACATTCTCCATATATTAAACATCTCAATAGATTTTTTTCTACTGTAACGATCTTTAAGTTTAAATTTTTTATTGATTTTTTTAATACGAAGTATCCTGTTTACTTCTCTTACCATAATAGGACGAATCTGTAGTACCCCGACTGATGGACCTTCTTTTAGCCCTATGTCTCCGTGTATATACTCTATTCCTTCACTTTCTACCTGTATTAATGCTTCTATAAGCTTCTCGTACTTTAGAGTAGGTTTACTTATAGTAATAGGTTCTAATTCTATTAACAAAGGAGTTACTACTGGTCGTGGCTTTTTATACGAAGAGTAACTAACTAATAAAAAAGAAATAGTTACTATTAAAATTATAAAACCTTTTTTCATATTAACATAAACTTTATTTACAACCTTATAATTGAGCTTAGCCCTATAATAATAAAAAGTACTATAGCTATTATACCTAATGCTGCTAATGAATCTTTTTCTACTCTTTCTTTTCTATTCATTTTAATTAAAATTAGTTAACCGAGAGGGGACTCGAACCCCTGTCTTTTCTGACCCTATTGCTTTTCACGATCGTATTCTATTATGCGTTAGGTTAAGTCAAAATCCTCTACCTACTGAGGTACTCGGCATGTTTTTTAAATGTTGCGATGTCTTCTTCTATCGCTCCATTGTACTTTTTTGGTTTTCCCTAACATACTGTACTTAGATACTCTTCTGTTGAAAGTATTTCTAGTTTCGTTAGTACAGGGGTTACCGTTTTGCTGTTCAGTTGTGGCCATATTTAACTATTGTTTATTTAACATTAACTTATACATAGTCAGCTAAAACCTTTTCAACGTGTGCTTTTGCTACTTCGTAATCAACTTCTCCAGTTTCATCCTCATACTGTACGGGATCTTTTCTGCCAAGAGCAATAAAAGCCTCAATCCTCTCAACACTAGAAGCAGACTTATAATCACTATTTCCCGAAGGATAAGGCTTATAAGAAGTATTCGTTCTTTTATAAACTTCATCAAAATCAATTTTTAGCTTTGCACATAAAATTTCTCCATCTTGTAAAATACCAAATTTATCAGTATTTAAATAAGGTGTAAAGTAACCTACTCTCTCCGCATCCCAATTTCCAATTCTAAAAGCTGCATCATCTGCATCTCTAAATTCTTGTCTACAATCAGGATAAACTGCATGGTCACCAGCGTGAATACCTAAAGCAATATCACAAACATCTTCTGTTCTATTTGCTACGGATAATGCAACTGCTTGAGTAATGGAAGCAAACATTTTATTTCTGTTAGGAACAACTGTTTCTTTCATATTATCTTGTTCGTAATGCCCTTCTGGTACATCATCTCCACCTGAAACTAAAGCTGAGTCTAATAGATCAACTAATCCGTCTAATTTAATTTGACGGTAATTTACTTTGTGACCTTTACTTGCAAGGTAATCAATTAATGATTGAGCTCTCTCTAGCTCTACTCTGTGTTTTTGACCATAGTCAAATGAGATACCTGTTACAGTATCGTACTTCTCGATAGCTCTTAACAATAGGGTGCTGCTATCCATTCCACCACTTAAACTTACTACACAATGTGCCATAATTCACTTATTTAAAATTTGCCAGGTATTTCGCGTATAGGCTAACGCTAAAATGTTAATTAAATATAGTAAAAATATTATTAAAATACAACTTTACTTATATCTGTTTTTTCTATTAAATCTATCTCTGCTGATGGTTCCTCTGCTAATACTTTTCTAATTACTTCTTTAATTTCTTTACCATCTACAATCCACTCTTCTCCATCAACTTCAACTCTCCAATAAAAAATATCTATAGGAACTGACATATTAATCTATATTTGTAAAAGATGATATTTTCTCTTGTATTACTTTCCACTCATTAATATACTCTTTAAGGGAAGTGTAGTGGTTACTTTTATTATTAAGTAATTCCCTACATACTGCTTTTAGTGCATGATTAAAATTTCCCGGGTAGCATATAGTCTTAATATAATGAGTATTGTTATCACCTTTGATAACTCTTTCATAAACTGTATATCCCCCTGAGGAAGATTTAGCAATAAAAAAAGGTTCCATAACTGAATCTTCAATAATTGTATCCCCTGCAGGGATTGAATCTGGTCTTCTTAACATAACTTAATTTTTAAAATTTATTTCCAATATAACTGTATCATTACTATTATAAATGCTAGTAATAATGTAATTCCTGTTTTAAGAGTTATTCCTTCATCTAAATGAATATACGTACATGTTGCCATTATTATCATACCGGTAGAAAACCCTATCAACCTACCAGGCCATAGTAATCCGTCAAATCCTGCTACTACGTACCTAGAAGCATAGATTAATATATAACTAATAGGTACCCCCATAGAAGCCATAAGTAATGGTCTCTCCTTCACCCAATCGTTAAAAAATTGAGAATTAGTTTGATACCATATTAAGCCTTGAGCTACAGTAAAGAGTATAAATGCTATTAGTATATTCTTATTCATTCAATATAAAACTTTTTAACTGATCTTCTGTTAATCTGCCGTTTTTAATACTTTCCTTACCATCTTTAATAATTACTGTTGTCGGTATTGCAGTAACTTTGTACTCACCTGCTAAACCGCTTGTATCTTTTTCAACATTTATATTAACAAACTCTACTGTGTCTTTTAATTCTTCCGATACTTTATCAAAAGTCTTAGCGTAAACACGACAAGGTCCGCACCAATCTGCGTAAAATTTGATTACTTTTGTCATTTTCTTCCTTTTTCTTTATATGAATTAAATCTTGATTTTTTTCTGTTAGTGTTTGAAGTTTTGATTCCTCTTGACTTTAACCACTCCATAGTTTGAGTGTAAAGTTGTTTTGATGTGTTTTTTGACATATAACTGTTTTAGTATTATACTATAATATAAGAAAAAAGCTGCGTATAACCAACTATTTAACGTTATTTCCATCTACAGATATTTCATGCCAATGTACTCTACCTTCTTCTATAGCTTTTTTAATATTTTTTTGTTTCCCCATCAAAAAGGAACTTCCACTTTTTACTTCAACAAAATGTACAGAACATTTAGTCTTGCTGGCGGTGTCTGTAAACCCAACATAATCAATAGGCATACCTAAAAATGTACAGTCTTCTGGAGGAACAGGAAACTCTGACATAAATGGTACAAAGTGTTCTATAGTTTTACCCCACTGTACAGCCCCTGATCTCTTCTTTGCATCTCTTCTAATTATTGCTTTTTGATTTTCAAATTCTAATTTAAGAATTTTAATTTTTCTTTTGAAATGGTAGTACACTCCTCCTATGCTTAATAAAAGGAGTATTACCGTAGATGTATATAACATACTTTTAGTATTTACCCATCACAGCTTAAACAATCCTCAGAAGTTCTAGAACCTATATCTCCGTTAATTACTGAGTCTGTTCGGAGGTAGTATAGAGTCTTAATTCCAAGTTTCCATGCTGTTTGATGAACTAAGTTTATAAATTTTGGTGAATCTGTTGGATCAAATGCTAAATTTAAAGATTGAGTTTGATCTATATACTTTTGACGTACTGATGCTTGTTCTACTAATGCAAGTTGATTAATTTCTGCAAAAGTTAAAAATACTTGTTTATCCTGCAAAGGCATTATGTCTTCAGGTAAATTAGCAACTGAGCCTCTAGCTTTCATAATATCATCCCATACTTCTTCTGTGTTACTTCCTTTTTCTTCTAAGTAACTTACTAACGCAGGATTCTTACGAATAAAAGTACCTTTTGCAGAATTAAAAGTATATACGTTAGCAGGTACTGGTTCAATACCGGCTGATACTCCTCCTGATATTGTAGAATTAGATACTGTTGGTGCTACTGCTAATAAATGTGTATTTCTCATTCCAGTTCCTTTACACCATACTGGCTCTCCGTATTCATCTGCAAGTTTTCTAGAAGCTGCTTCTGCTTGATTCTTTATCTGAGAGAATATCTGATGGGTATAAGAAGTTGCAGCAATAGAAGTAAAAGGAATTCTTTCGTTTTGTAAGAAAGTATGCCATCCTAACACTCCCAATCCTATAGCTCTTCCTTTTTTTGCCGATCGGTGTGCTCTTATTAAAGAATCTCTACCAGAAGTTTTAGCTAAAAATTCTTCTAATACTCCATCTAGAAAGTATATAGATGTCTCTATCAAATCAGTGTTTTTCCATTCATGCCATTTTGTAATATTTACTGATGATAGGCAGCAAATAAAGGAATGTTCTTCATCTGTATGTAAAGTAATTTCCGAACATATATTAGTCATAGTAACATCTAAATTATTCTTTACATAAGCAGGAGGATTGTCATTATTAACATTATCCTTATACATAATATAAGGTTCTCCAGTTTCTACTCTAGATTTTAGTATTTCCACCCACAATCCCATAGCTTCCGGGTCTCTATGTTCTAATCTTTGCATAAAGCTATCATCCACTACAACGCATTGATGTAGGTTGAGACACTGTCTGTTTGGGTCTCCTTTTGGCCTTCTTATTTGAAGGTACTCTTTAATATCTGGGTGATTAATGTCTAAATTTACCGAGGCTGCTCCTCTTCTAACTGCACCTTGATTAGTAGCAATAATAGTAGAATCGTATATCTTAGCCCATGGAACTACCCCTTCTGATTGACCCATATTTCCTGTTCCGATTTTTTCTCCTCTACCTCTAATACGGGACAACCCTATACCGACACCGCCGCCGAGGGAGGTAAGTCTCATTAGTTCAGCATTGGTTAATCCAATACCTCGAATTGAATCGGGCGTATCAATTCCAAAACATGAGATCGGTAATCCTCGGTCGGTTCCGGTGTTCGATAATACAGGGGAGGCTAAGTTCAACCATCCTTTCCACATATAGCGAAAAAATTTATTCGCTAGGTCAGGACGATCTAATCTCTTAGCAATCGTATCTGCTACTCTTCTATATGCCTTTTTTGGTGTTTCATCAGCTAATAAATACCCTTTTGATATTGTTGCTAATGATATTTCATTCATCCATTCAGGGTAATCTTTCCCTGCTTCCCAAGAGGAAGTATCAACTATTAAACTCATAACTTACTTATTAAAATATTGTAGCAGCGTCCCATTCCATATGCCCTTTTGCATAATTCGTTACTCGATTTGCAAAAAAGTCTGTATGTTGCTTACCTGCTATTACCGCATCAAACCACTTCATTGTCTTTAATGCTCCTTTATCGATTTCTTCAGCTGGAACTATAGGTTTTAATCCTAAATCGCTCATTTTTGTATTTACTCTATTACGAATAAAATTCTTTAGCTCTTCCTTTGAAAGGTTTTCTAAATCTCCCATTTCAAATATCTTATCTATAAAATCAAACTCTAACTGTAAAGCATTTTTTGCTGCTTCTTCAATATCAGCTACTAATTCAGGAGTTTTAAATTCTGGGTGTTCTTCCATTAAGGTTCTAAATAACCAGCATCCTGCATCTGAGTGTAAAGATTCATCTCTAACTGACCATTCTACTATTTGACCTACTCCTTTAAGTAAGTTTCTCATTTTAAATGATAAAAGTACTGCAAATGAAGAAAATAAGTTAACACCTTCTGTAAATGCAGAAAATATTGCTAATGACTTAGCTCTATCGTGCCAGTTTGGAGTTCCATCATGTCCGTCTCTTACGTCCATAAGATTTTCTATTTTTGCCATAGTTGCTTCATCTTCTAAAAACTCTGCAAAATTATCTAACCCCAATTGTTCGTTTAATAATGAATATGCTTCCGCGTGTATTGTTTCACTTGAACCTAATGTAGTTCCCATCATTATAATTTCAGGTTTTCTAAACCATTTAGTGACTAATGTAGACCAGTAATCGTTAACTATGGTTTCAGTCTGCGCAAATCCTTTTAATATTCCTCCAATAACATTTTTTTCATGGTCTTTTAAATTACTAGCCCAGTCTGTTACGTCTTGTGACATAGGAACTTCTGTATGCAACCAATGTGCTTGTTGTTGTTTAAGCCAAAAATCGAAAGCTTTTGGATATTCAAAGGGTTTATAAACCACACGTTCGTTAAGTAAACTCATTTTTTAATTTTAATTAATAGATTAGACAAAAAAAATCTCCAGAGAAAGCTATATCTGCTATTGGAGATGTTACCATAAATAGCATATATATTCTACTTTTTATCAAATAGCTCTGACATTTTTTCTCTTGAAAGACTGAAGATAGGACCTTGTGTAGAATTTAATTGTTCGTCTAAGTCAGCTTTTCCTTCAAATTCAATATGACCGTTATTGGTATCCATTTTTACATTATAAGTCATACCATCTTGACCGTATCTATTTTTCATAACATGAACGCGTCCAGTTCCTAGTACTTTATCTTCTTTCTGTCTAGATAGAGACAAGCAAATATCTGCTACCATCATCTTATCGTAAGAACCTGCTGCTTTGTCACCCTCTATAACAGAATCTTTAGCACCCATTCGATTTACTTGTGATGGAGTTAATATAGGTATTTTCATATCTTTTGCAAGACCTTTAGTAGCTATAAATACATCATCAATTTCGTCTTTCCTTTCAAAAGACTTACCTCTTGAAGGAGCTCTTAAGTAATCCACGTAGTCAATTATAACTAAATCAGGCTTGTGGTCCATATCTATACATTTCTGGATATGAGATTTAATTGTATTTACAGAAGCATTTTTAGGTGCATACTCTTTAACAATTAACTTACCTTTTAAGTTATCTACTACTTTTTGTACATCTTTACGATGGTTATTAACTTCATCAATAGAGTACCCTGTAAAGTAGCAGTCAAATCGTTTACCAACGTAGTCTTCCCCGAGTTCCAAAGTGTAATAATTGACTTTATGCCCAAGCTTAACAGCATGAGCAGCAATAGCCACCATAGTCCATGACTTACCGCCACCAGGATTACCAAATACAATAGCCAAATCCCCAGGCCCAAATCCTCCTTGAATACCATCATTAAGAACAGGCCAAGGAGAAGGAATAGTAGGACGGTAATCAGATCGATACCTAGTCTCAATATCTTTATTATATTCATGACCTATATTTTTATCCATACCAGCTCGCATTGCTTTTTCAATAGTATTTCTAATACCGTCAAAATCCCCTGCTTTTAATAAATCAGTAGAATTTAATATAGCCTGCTTCATTTCTTGATTTTTACAAAAAGTAGTAAATTCTTCTTGTACGTATTCTAAATCATCTTGTGATGCTTGGTAGGAGTTACGTAACTCTTCTTTTAACGCTACCTTAAGAATATCATTCTCTATTTTCTGTAATTCTACTTTAAGAACATCCATAGTTACAGTAGTATGGTATTTGTCAAAATACGTAACTAACTGATTGATAATCCATTTGTGTGCGTCTGAGTCAAAGTAATCTTCTTGAAGAACGTCTCTTACGTTTAGAAGAAAACCCTTATCTGTTAGCAATGAGCCCAATACTTTCAGCTGGAATCCTTTTCCATACTGATTCAATGCTTTTAATGTCATCTATAACTTATTTTTTAAAAACCGTTAAACCTCTAAAGTTCTCTAACCAACCTTCAGTATTTTTTGTAATCCCTTCTATCTTATCTTGATCTAAAAGATGTAAAAATGCCCCTGTTTGTAGGTTGGGTATGTCACTCTTTATTATATCTAATATATGATTTTTTTCTTTATCATCCAACACAGAATCATGTAAATTCATTAATTTATAATTAGTTTCTACACGATCCCACTCTGTGATAATTTTAGGAAAAATTTTCTTGCATTTTTTTTCCTCTAACTTACTTGCACATGTATCATAAACATACTGTAAGTCTGTTCCCGATGTATTAACTAGTTCAGGAAATTCTGATATTATTGTTTTAATTCCAAGTCCTTTTACTCCTGCTAAATTATCAGAGTTATCTCCAAGAAGAGCTTTTACAACATTGTAATTCTCAGGAAGAACTTTTAATTCTTCGAATATATTACTTTCATTGAATGTTTTCTTCTTTACTGGGGCATATACTTCGATAGTTTTATCGACTAACTGCAAAAAGTCCTTATCTGATGATATAATAGTACATTTTTTAACATTAGATGTTGAAGCTTTTTGAGCTATGTACGCTATAATATCATCTGCTTCTAGTTTTTCCATTCCAATCTGTTGGACTGGCAGGCATTCTAAGTAATCTTGTGTTCTGTAAAGTTGCCCTATTAGGGCCTCTTGCTCTTCAGCTTTCGAATCATAAAGTCCCCAATGTGTTATACGAGCAGTTGCTCTTTGAGCTTTATAGTTTGGATCTATATTCTTACGATTTGCAGATCCTCCTTTCCCGTCCCATACTATAACTACTCTCGTTGGATCAAATATTCTAGTTACATACCCTAATGAACGCATAAAACCGACCAGGCCGCCTATATGATGGCCTGATGGGTTCATTGCTTTGAGTAATGAAAAACTACGAATTAACATATTCATAGCGTCAATCACTAGAATGTGATCATTCAACTCTCGGGGCGGGGTTTCTTTAAGGTTATTAAGTATATTACTATAATTGGCCATTAATCTAAAATATTAGGTTTTATAGATTCTTCTTCTAAGTCTCCTTCTTCAATTAAGTCAAAATCTATACTACCGACTAATTTTAGCCAATGCTCTTTATGCTCATTTTTATACTTATCTATAGCTCTTTTATCATCAGGTATAAACCCATGTGATGTCATAACAACACGTCCTCTGGATTGTACTCCTCCGATATGGTTTTTCTCTACTTGAACGTTTGTACGTTTAGCGAATTCTACCTGTAGGCCATCTTTAATAGCTTTTATCTTAGAAGTTCCAGGGTTTGTTATATTTCCGAAAGTGATTACTAAAGTTGAATCATACCACATAGACATTCCTCCTTTATTCTGTAATTTAGGTTGTCCCATTGGTGATTCAGGCTTCATAGTCCATACCTTATTAATAGCTACCAGAGTATTTGTATAAGGAGAGTTCTCTTTCCTAGATAATAGAATCTTTTGATTCAAATTATTACCAAATTGAGTAGACATCGCTCCTGCATTCCATTCATTATTATTCTTATTAGAACGTACTGAAAGATCGCAAGGTATAGAACCTATACTGTCCCAGAAAAAACATAAATCAAAAGGTAAATTTCCTTTTGCCTGTTCATCCATAAGATCAGCCATATATACGGCAACTTCTTCAATAGTATTTAATGTACCTCTATCAGCATATAGAAAATGACCCTCGTAATCTACTACGTTACCGTTTTCATCAGTAACCTCATCAAATTTTAAGCCCATTTCCTTAGCATGGTCCCACGACCATTTCATCTCTGATATAATAAATACTGGTAAGATTCCTAGTTTTTGTGCATTTACAGCAGCTTCTAGTAATGCTGTTGTTTTACCTGTATCACTATGTCCTCTTAGTAGGGTTATATGCCCTGTTGGAATGCCAGGAAGAGATGTAATATCTTGGAAAGCTTTTGATAAAGGAATCCATCCTTGTTCTTTGAACTTTACAGATGCATTAGAAAATCCTTTCTTTTTCTTAAAATTTCCAAGATTAAAACTCTTCTTGACTGCCGCAGATGCGGCTGCTTTTACCTCTTTTTTTTGTTTTGCCATTTCTATTCGTTAAATAAATCATCAAATTTGCTCACTGTATCTTTGTTGCCAGCCGTAGCTGTTTCCAAAGTAAAGTCTGCTTTTTGTTGACCTAAGCTTTCTGGCAGTTTGTCTTCTTTTGAAGTTGCAGGTGTTTGATTACTTTCTTCTGCTGCAGAAGGATCTAAGTAATTTTGTAACTGCTTTTTAATAAATTCATAATCGTATTGAGTATGTACCTCTACCGGGTTAGGTTGAGTTTTTAACCAAGTATCAACTAAATCGTTATTATCTGATAAAGGTGTTTGCTTTGGTTTAATACGTACTGTTGTTTCAGGGTACGGATTACCTTGTTGCTGTTCTACTACCATATCCCATCCGTTTAATACATCGGTAAAGTCTCCAATATCTTCATCTTCTGCTAAAGCAAGTAATGCTTTATAAATAGTTACTCCAAAACCCCATAATCTAACTCCTTTATCTTCTTCTCCTCTTACTACAACAGGAGCAAAGATTCTAGTTTTAGGTGAAATTTTGCCAGAAAGTGACCAGTTATCTTTATCGTTGGTTTTTCTTAACTCTTTTACAAACTCTTCAATCGGATCTTGCTTACCAAAGTTTGATAAAGCTACCATAGGGTATTTTCCAATACCGTAATGAAATTTTAATTCCTTAAAAGGGAAAGTAGGGTCGAAAGCTGAAGGTACAATACGTACTGTTTGCTTTCCTAATTGTGGTTTCCAGAAAATCTTGGAATAGTCAGTTTTCTCTTTATCCTGACCGTTGTTGTTTAGCGCATCTAATTTAGCGCGAATAGCATTAATGTCCATATAACTAATTTTAAAATTATAACTTATTATTAATATAGGAATAAAAAATTAAATCGCCAACTAAAGCTCAATAATTTTATATAACTTTGTATTTACTCTCTTTAATTCTGGACCTTTGGTAAGTAATACGCAGTTGCGATAATCAGGCCAGTTTATTCTGTAACTTGTGTCTAGAACTCCTCCGTTTAATTCTTTTATTAAAGTATTAAGAGCGTTAATAGTATACAGTGTATTGGTTTCTTTTTTTCTATGTACTAATATAGTATTTTCTAAAAATGCTCCTACATTTCCAAAATCAACATTATATGTACACATATATTCGTCTTGACTTTTAGAATATAGTACAAAAATCTTATTATATATAATTTTGTATCTTTCCTGTATATTACCTAATACATTATCTAGGTCTTCTTCTGTTGAAAAAGTACAAAACAGCTTATTACTCATATCTTCGCTGGTAAAAAAAGGTTCGATGTCGTAATCGAACTTAGGTATTGTTGTGTTTGTTATCATATATAAATAGTTGTGCTGTTCTATAACACTAAATCTGTGTTGTATTTAAATTTAACAGGGTATTTACCTTGTCTCTCCATTATTTTCTGTATATCTGCTAAAGTTTCTTTACCGTCGTCTTTACTAAAGTCAAATAAGATAGCATCGTATGTATATAAAGTAATAAAAGATTTTTTATTTCTTAAGTACTTTAATATATCTTTTAATATAATGATATTATTTGAAGTTTCCAACGATTGCATCATATAATTCATTAATTTTGCTGGATTCATATCTTTTAATTCTTGAGTAAAGTGTTTACCTGATTGAGGATTCCAGACATAACCCCCTTCTTGAAAGCTTTTCCACATAGCATCAATATATTCTTGTATTTCTTTAAATATTTTTAGATTCTTATGTTCTTCAGGTATTTTTCCGTAAATTGCATGAAAATTAATCTGTTTTGCTTTAGCATACTCCTCTTCTGTTATCTCTTCCTTACCAAAATAATACTTAGCAAGCTGTTTATGTGCTGATTCTTCTGTAAGAGGGTAGTCTAATTGTTCTGCTAGAAGTCTTAAATGGTACCCGTCAAAGTCAAATTCTACAAAAAAATCATTCTGAGGTTTAAAACATTTTCTATACTCTTCTGCTTTTGGTATTGCTGCAAAATTTACTGAGTTGAATGTGTTTGTTGGTCTAGATGTATTATTATAAAGGTTATATTCTGTGTAAACTTTATTATCTACTGTGTTATGAATGGGATTTTTAGGTTTAAATAAACTATTAAAACTATCATACAGTATCCCTACTCCTGATTGTTCAAGTAGGTAGAATACGTTAGTAGCAATATTATTATAAAAATTAAAACCTGATGGTATTTCTAAATCTATTACTTTTTTTATACTTTCGTAGATATTCTCACTTCGTTCGTATAGTTTAGCTATAGGTATAATACTGTTTAAATCTCTCTTATCGCTGTATCGATTATAGAAGTAATTTATAGTTGAAGTATCCCCGGGTATTTCTAATCTTTTAAACTCTACCATAGAATAGAGTAGAGATATGTCTATGGCTTCCTGTAAATTAAAGTAGTAGAGCAGTTTTTTTTTATTTAATGTATATAGTTTACCTGCTTTAGAAAGCATACTGTAGATACGATTCTTATCTACGTTCAGTCCTTCGTCATGATTAATAGGAATAATGTACCCATGTTTACTGTTTATCATTCTTATATAAACAGCAACTGTATCATTAAGTCGTGGATGGTATAGGTCATTAGCAGGAATTACCTCTACATAACAACCTAATTTAACTAACCCTTCTAACGAAGATAATTTTGATTCTTCTTCTACTATATAAAACACTTGTAAAACCTTTTTAATAATATACGAAAAATTTTCGTATCTACAACCTTTTTCCTGGTGAAGGTATAATTATATCTTTATCTTGATCTAATATTGGGGTAGCTTCTACAATATTTTCATTTTTTACGTACTCCAATGGATCAAGTAAAAGTTTTTCTGCCCCGGGAAGTTCTTTTTTAAGTAACTCTATTGACTTTAAATTTTTGCTCTCTATTCCTTCTAAAAAATAACCGTTTATCATTTGATCTTTTACCGGACCTTTTATATACCACTCTATTGCGGCTATTTTATCACGTTTAGATCTAGAGTTAATATTATTAATATACTGAGCTCTGTTTAATTCTTTACAGTTACCTGTTGCTCTGTTTTTATAGAAGTATCTTTTCATTACTCCATTGTCTCTATCTTTAGATGTAGGAGGTAATTTTATAGACTTTAACCTATTGTTAGAAGATCTTCCTGAATTACCAGGAGTATTTAGTGTAGGTTGTGATGTTGTAGGATCTTCTGATATTAGTTCTGTTGCGTTAGAGAAATCTCCTTTTTCTAAATTAACACCAAGAGTGCTGTAGATAGCGCCAAAGCTTGTTACTACCACCTTAGTAGTTTGATTAAATAAGGTGTTTTTTATTCTTTCTATTTTATTTTTATCTTGCTCTCTACCACTAACTTTTAAATTAAAGGTTCCTAACTCTTCTATTGATTTTAAGCAGTATTGGCTTTTAGGTAAATACATATATTATATTGTTAAATCATTTGAATTAATAAGAGTATAGGTAAACTGTCTTTGTCCTACCCTATCTTTAGCTTGATTAGCTATTTCTAAAATTCTATCTAAGCTTTGAGCTTTATCTACTACTTGACATCCTGCAGACCATTTTGTAACTTGTCTACTCTTCCTGCTAGGGCTTGCTCTATGTATGTTAATACCGTAATTACCTCTTTCTGGATTTGTAAAATCGTAAAAAGAATCTCCATTTCGATCTCTCCATACCGTAACCGGGTTAATTTGAACTAATGCAGGGTATGAAGGAGGGTTTCTTTTATGTGTTCCAAATCCATGAGAATTTAAATGTTGACCTTCTTTTAAAATAGCTGTACCTCTTGAATTTGGATTATCTACTAACCAGTACCTACCTGGATCTGTTGTACAAGAAAACTTCTCTGATTTTTTTACTCCGTTTTCTTTCCAAGAAATAGTCATAATATCATCAAATTTATTTGTTAATTGTAACTTACCGTCCTTAATATTATTGTAGTTTCTAATACCTACAATATTTAAAGCAAAATCTCTATCATCCCATTTATAACCTTTACTTGTAACTGAGGATTTAATTGCATCGTAATCAACATTTGTAGAGTCTATATTAGTAGCTTCTGCTTCTTCTGCTTGTGATTTTTCTGCTGATGTAGTACTATCTTTACTTGTATCACTGTATTCTACAGTAGAGCATTCTTGCTTCTCTGCTACTGCTTTTACTTCTTCTGGTGTGGGTGGAGTCAAACTGTAAAATTGAGTTTTAACATCAGTAGTCCACTTTCCATTATCAATAGAATGTGCCAATCCTGTTATAATGTATCCAAAATTTGTACTGTATTTTTGAGGTAGAATACCTTCTTCTATTTTAAATGTTTGACCTATTTTTAATCCTGCAATTCCCATTGAAGTAAAGGATAGTTCCACTGGGATTACTCCTGGGGCGGGGATTGGATTTTCTTCGTTATGTATTAAGATATCAACTACCCATCTTTTACAAAATTCTTTATGGTAGTTTTTAATATTACTTATTGCCCCTTTATCGTAGTCTCCATTATCAGCAAAATTTTCACCATTAAATTCTTCCCAGAACTCATAATAATCTTCAATCCATTTTTTAAGTCTTCTATCTTCTGGTTTTTCTCTTTTTTCTGTTATTTCTTCTCCTCCAATAGTATTTTTTTGAGATTTATGAATTATGTGTCTATCTAATAATCCTCTATTCCATTGTAATAGTGGTCCAATACTATCTTTTGTATGTCCTCCTGTTCCTTGAGCTGCTATTGATACCATATTCCCAATGTTTGAACTTATTTTACTATCAATACTTAAACTTGAGATTGTAGATTTAGTACCTGTTAGAGATAAAGTTGGAATAATACTTTTCACCTTTGGAGTAACTTTTCTATCTACAACATAAAAAAGATCGTCTTGCTCATCATAAAATAAATCTAAATCATTAATTCCGCCCATAGCATCCGACATAGCTCTTAATACCG